GAGCAGAACCAAAGAAGTTGCAGGCGTAGTGCCTGGTGTGCCTACCGAGTTAGCAATGCCTTTGTACGAAGTTGCAACGTCGGCGTCAACCGAAGATGCGAGCTGCGATACGCGAGGCTTCAACACACGCTCTGCGAAGTCGTCCAATTGCATTGTAAGTTCGGCAGACGTGAAGTTCACGCCGATATGCTTTTGGCTCGAAACAGTCAGAGTTGTGAACTGTTCGTTGTCGGCCTGAACTTGCAGGGCGGCACCGTCAGTCACCAGCGCGCGATCGGGCAGGCGGATACGGAGAGTTGAACCAATTTTGGCGCCTTCAACAGCGAAGGAGTCGTCGTATTGGCGGTTTACGTTACGTGTGAGCACCAGGTTGTTCTCGAGGATTTCGAGCGACTTACGGGTGATCATGTCAATGGTCAATAAACTGTTCGACATGGTAGTTCCTTAAAAAAGTAAATTAGCGGTTACGTAGCGCTTCTTGCTTTTTAATCTGACGCTGCCTTTCAGCTTCGATCCAATCCGAGGTGCTCATCGACTTGATGGAGCGTGGGTCGGTTGTATCATACGAGGGTGACCCCGTGCTTCTTGCAGTGACCGGACTAATAGGCGTTGGCGCCGATGAGGTCTTTTTGGTAGGAGGTTCAGCGGCCAATTTGGCTTCGAGCTTCCCAATTTCTTTGGCTTGTAAGAATGGCGAAAGTCTGGAAATCCGTTCAGCTTCTTTCGGATTCGCCCCTAAGTGGTAAGCCACATCAGGACCAATATCGGAAGCTTGAATGGTCTGAGCCATCACGTCAGTGATTGGAAGGTTGGGGTTGTAGGCGACTTGTTCAAAGTCGTCGTACTTCGTCCGCGCTTCTTCTTCTCTATCGTGGTAAGACTCTAAGATGGCAGACTGCTGCTTCTGTGCCTCTCGTGCCGCAAGCTTTTCCGCTGCTTTGTACTCGGCTACTGCGTCGATGTACTCTTCAGTGGATGCAAAACCTTCCGGTACGGGTGGAGCACTTGGCTGTGGGGCTTGCACCGCACGTTGCGCCTGTTCTCTTTCCCACTTACGTTGCTCTCTTGCAAGTCGTTTACCGATCATCGCGTCGATTTCAGCTTGGGAATACTTCTTTTCCTCTTGCTGTTCAACTTGATTCTCGACTACTTCCGGCGCTGAAACTTCAGGTACAGGTGTTGCCGTAACTCCCTGCTCTGGCGCGGGCACTTCCGCTAAGGTTACTTCTTCTGACATTTTTGTTTCCTAAGAAACCCTGGTGGTTCGCACCAGTACGATAATTATAAATTACATATAGTAAGAAATGTTCAACTTTGCACCAGCAGTTTGTTCAATAAACTGGATGTTAATTAAATCGCCATCGTATTGTAGGGGGACACCAACAGCTAAAGGCATACCGACCGAGGCGGTAGGCGCTGTCTTGTCATCACGCCAGCGAATAGCTTGGCCTTCAGCAATAATTAGCGCAAACACGGGCTTGGCGTTTAGGCCATCTGGGGTTCTGATAGGCACGCTAAGACTAGCTGCGCTGCTCAAAGAAGTGATTTGCTGGTAGCCCATGCAAGTCGTAACAGCTTTTAGGGTAGCTGACATATTAAAATCTCCGGTATTCAGTAAACGATCGTAAGTTAATTGGGTACTCTTGAACAGCTATTGGTACGGGAGCTTCAAATATCCAACCAATGTTATTTCCTGCGTTGACAGAATTGACCGCATACCAAGTGTCAGTCGGCGTAGCAAGGCTGTCGGAAATGCTCAAATAGTTTGCGGTTACATAAGCCATGATTTTAGACTTTTAACAGAGTAAAACGCGTTCCAGGTGTGCTGGAGTTTAGCGTTACTAAATTGCCCGCCGTACCGTTCACATTAAAATTTGACACCGTTGTTGTGGTCGATGCTGGGAATGTGATCGTGCAAGGCTGAACCGTATTGGTCATGTTGGCAAATGTGTTTGCACCCGTAATCACTAGCGTACCCGTACCGCCTTGGTTAAGCGTTGGGTGTGAATAATTACCGCCTGCAAACGTCTTGCTTGACGCAGAAGTCATGTTAATTATGCCTGAGCCGCTGCTAGTGTAATTAACGCCTACTGTAGACCAAGATGCGCCAGTTACTGCAATTGTTCCACCAGCGTAAGATATGCCGCGAACAAAAGAATTGTTGGAGCTAACTGTGCCGGTTGTAAAAGTTTTACCGTTTAAGCTAAGTGTCCCTTGCGTCAAGGTAGTTTGCTTTGCAGAACCAAGAGTCAAATTGTCGGCAAGCAAAACCGTTGTAGAAGGATTGTTAACAGTAAGGTTAGCGTCAACAGTTACGCCCGCAGAAGTAATTGTTTGCGTTTTGTTAAAGCCTTGGAACAAAAATGTTCCTGTTGTAGACGTAATTGTTACAGCGGAGGATAAAGTTATATCGTTGTAGCTGAAAACGTTTGTCGCCAATAATGAAAATGTCATCGGCAAAGTTCGCGTTGACATATCAAGTGTTGCAAGATTGTTTTGTAAATTTGCAATGGTTGCGCCTGAATTTAAGCCTGTATTTTCAATAATTGCCGTGTCTTGCGGAAGTGGGTAATTAGCTGCCGAAGGTGCGCCACCAGAACTTGTGGCCCATGACGCAGACGGGTAATTACCTCCCGCAGCCAGACTCCAATAAACCGTCTTTGGCGCAGCCAAGGTAATGTTTGTGTTGTTGCCACAATCACCGCCAGTTGCTACCGTTAAAGGCGAGGCTGCACCCGCAATATTAATATCACGAAAATCTACAAATCCGTTGGTCACAAAAGAACCAACAGTTAGCGTAATTTGAGTGCCTATTAGCGCGGCTGTGGTCTGAATACTGGATCTACTCGTTGCGTTAGAACCACCGTTAACAGTTAACGTACCAATAGTTTGATTTCCACCAAACTGGCAAATAAAAGTACCGCCTGTAGTAGCGTTGTTATTTGTTAACGCATTAAAAGTGTTTCCTGCGTCACCAATATTAAACCCGTTACTTGCTTTGAACACGTTGTAATACGTCAAGCCGCCACCGTTAAATGTACCAGCGGCCTGCGTAACTGTAATTGTTGATGTGCCTGCGTTTACGGTTAAATTGGTTGCGCCAAGGCAATTCCAAGTCAAGCAAGATATAGCGGATGAGCCAAGGTTAAGTGTTCGTGTTAATGCGCCAGTACAAGTAAAAACGTTTGTAGTGGTAAAAGAAAAATTATTAGTAGACAAGGTACCACTATTAAATATCCATTGTTGTGTGGCTGTAACCGCAGAGCCTAATGTCCAACCGCCACCTACGCCGTTAAACGTAACTAAATTCGGCAAAGAAATACCGTTAGTAGTAATTGTCCAACCTGTTGTTGTAGCGTTAAAAAACAGCGAAGCTGTTGCTGTCCAAGTTACTCCCGTGGCTGCAAGCGTAAACGAACCATAAATTACCCAAGCCGCAGTCCCCGCAATCGTGACGTTTCCCGTGGCTGGGCCTGAAACCGATACGCTGCGACAAACAGGCGCTGTTGTTAAGGTAACAACATAAGCCGTGGCGTTAGATAGCGAAGTAAAAAACACATCATCAACTTCCGTAGGGACAGACGCACCGCCCGCACCACCGTTTGTTGCAGACCAGTGTGTTGTGGTTGCGTCCCAGTTGCCTGTACCACCTACCCAATAACGGTCAGCCATAATTATTCCTCTACTGCGGGGTTAACAATTGCGTACCAGGCGTTAAAACGATCAACCTCAATCGTGTTAATTTCTTCCGCAGTTAACGAATTGATGTACTCCGGTGGACCAACAATAGCGTCTTTGAACACATACCCTTCATAAGACGCAACAAAGTCAATAGACATTGAGCCGTCAGGGTTTGTAATTGGTGGATCGCTAACGATATCTGGAGTAATCACGATAAGAATCTCAATTTATACAGTGTTGATAAGTACAGCTCAACAATTCCGTCAATCAAATTCTGAAGCGGCGTATCGTCTTTCTCGCACACTTCGTAACGACATTTCTCAATCTCTTCAAGTTGATTCTCAAGAAACTCAATGACGTTGGTTGTCTTCTTAGCAGATTGTAGCCCGATAGGACCAATTAAACCATGTCTGCCTTGATAAGCCTCGGCAAATCCATCAGCCAAATCAATGATGTTCTCGTAGAACTTTTGTAGCGCTTTGTGTTTAGCGTACGAGCGTGTGTTCAAATGAACACTGTGCGTAACGTCCCGTGCTAGAAACATCATCCCGACAAATTCTGCACATTTAACCATGGTTTGCAAACGCTCCGTGATACTTTTCTCTAGCCATAGTAGCAACAAGATCGGCTAATTCTAAATCTTTAAAATAACCTAAAAAATTCCGTTTTTTATTTGCGGTAACAATTACAGACCAACTGTTGGTAGGTTTGTGCCAATAAACATTTTTTGACCCTGTAGTGTTGTCAAATCGCAAACCAACGTTTTGTTGGTTTTTATTGTCTGCAATTCTTAAATTTTCTATGTTGTTGTTTAATTTGTTTGTGTCTTTGTGATCTATTTCACTTGGCATATCGCCGTACTGCATAAGCCATATTATTCTATGGAGCGCGTACCCTTTGCGTCTATACATAAAACGGCAATGACCTGAAGAATGGACGTACCCAACTTTATCCCCCGCGTAAACGCCGCGAGAAGGCCTTATTTTCCAGTAAAGCGCTCCGTCACGGTACTCAAACAATGAATGGGCTAATTCTTGGTTCATTGTTGTGGCTCCATTGGTGGCATCATTGGCTGCTCAGGTGGGGGCATCATCGGCTGTTCGGGCGGTGGCATCATCTGCTCTTCACCCATGCCACCACGATCTTGTGGCATCTCAGCAATTAGATCGCCAGACGTGATCATCGAATGAACCGTGCCCATCACAATGTCTTGAATCTGCTCAGGCGACATAGATGCTTGAACCGTTGACAGACGCTTGGTCTCAGCGTCGTACGCTTTGATCATGGCTTCAAACTCTTTACGCTCCAAGTCCTGCATTTCCATCGACTTAGACACGTTCTGAAGCATAGTGTGCATCTGCTCCATCTCTTGAGCCATGCCTTGCATCTGCTGTTCAGCCGCTTGCAACGCTGGGTCCTTGTCGCCGTCTTCCATGAGCTTAGGATCAATGGTCTTGGCAAAGCGCTTGGCCATCTCTTGAGCACCAGGCCAATCCATGTTCTTGATAAACAAGTCACCGGCGACCGCCCAAAGCTGTGGGTTGCCTTGCAACAGTTGAGCCATAGCCTCAAGAGCTTCCTGACGCTTGGTCATGTAGCTTGGTCCGGTCGTGACCATCACGTCGTACTTACCCACGCCTGGGTTATAGATTTTCTCTATCACAATACCGGCTTGGTCAACGATTTTCTTAACCGGCTCTTGCTGCATTGGGTTGATCTTGACGGTGTTTACCTCACCATCCTCACCGATGATGCGCGC